CCTGACGCTGGAGGCTGAGGCCGCCCGTGCCATGATCGACGCCGCCCGCGACAGCCTGATGGAGGCCCGGCAGGCCGTCATCCGCGAGGATCGGCCCGACGGCGACGAGGCGACCGAGCGCCGCCTCGTCGCGGCGAAAAAAACCGTCGCGCAACGAGCGCGGACCCTGGACGCGACCCGCGAGGCCGCGGTCAACAAGATCCAGCTGGCGGCGCGGCTGGCGGAGTATATCACCCGGCACCGGCGGGCGGAACCGTGCCGGTCGTGGATTGCCCCCCGCGCCGGAAAACAGTAGTCCGAGAGCCCACGGGTAGATAGCCCGTGGGCTCTTCGCTGGCGGGTCGAGGGCGCCGCCGAAGCGGAAAGCTTCATGCAGCGTGTGAAGAAGTCCCCGTAACCCCTATCGATGAATGGCGTTATCCGACAATAAATAATAATTGGAGTCACACATGATTACTCTCAAGGCCAAAGGCATTGAAGCTGCCCTTAAGTCAATCGATTCAATCAGTGTCAGGAAGGCCGCGCAATTTGCGGTGAATGAGTCGGCCAAGCAGGGGCGCACGGAAGCGAGCTATGCAATCCGCGATATCTACAACCTGGGCAAGCGCCGCGTTGATGATGAGGTGCGAAATATTCAGATGGCCACCGGCGAGAACCTGGAGGCAGTCATCAAGGCAGAGGGGCGCCCTATCGGCTTGATGAACTTCGGCGCGAAGTGGGTTCGCAATGTCGGTGGATCGGCCAGGACGACGGACGGGAAGAAGTCAACCAAAGGCAAGCGAGCGAAGAAGTCGACGGGCGTTTTCGTCAAGACGCTGAAGGGCAAGACAACGCACTTGCCGCAGGCTTTCATCGGGCGTGGCAGACGGGGAGCGACGGATGGCGCGGGAGCGATGCACGTTTTTCAACGCCGCGACCTGGAGAACAGCCAAGGCGGAATAATCAACAAGGCGATGATTACGATTGCGTCAATGCTCGAACGCCAAGATGTCATGGCCCGGGTTCAAAAGAAGGTCCTGTCCGTGGTCGATGAGCGGTTCCGGTATCACCTGCGCCGTCTCACAAAGTAATGGGTCCTTCCCAGGGGTTTGTTGACTACGGGAAGCAAGCGCCCGGATATTGAGTCCATTTATTTTTTTGATTCGGCCCTGCAGCAATGCAAAAAATCTAACATAAATAGGGGGTTACATGTGCCCTAAGCGGTCTAGGGAAGATGGCGATTTCTTCACCGGAGCAGCGCTGCAAGCGTTGCCGGAATTTTTCGAGCGCGGCGGCGCGGCTGATTGGCTGTTTCGGCAGGTCTGGCCCGGTGATGTGCTCATGTGCCCCTCCTGCGGCGGAAGCCTGAACCGAACGGCCCAAAAAAACCTAAGCAGCTACGGGAAAGCGAAGTGCAAGCGCTGCGGAAAACAATTCCGCACCTTGTCGGAGTCGCCTTTTATGGGGGTCCGCCTAAGTCCGGCTCAAATTGTGACCCTGGCGGCGCTACTCGAAGCGGGAGCCAAAAATGAGACAATCGCCCGGGTTGTCAACGTCGACCCCTCTACCGTCTGTTTGTGGCGGCGCCGGTTGTCCGGTCTGACCCTGGCCAACGTGGCCGATAAATCGGTGAAGAAGGGAGATCTTGCCGATGATGAATGACCACAAGACGGAGTTCGAAATAATTTACCTCATCGGCGCGGAAACCCATAGGGCCTTTGGGTTGTGGTGGGGTCGGGAGTTGAATCAGCTTGTGACGCGTGAGCAAGCGGCTCACTTGCTCACGCTGAAAAATGCGACCGGCGAACCTCTATTTCGACTTCATGATGGAGGTCCTATTGTCTGACCAAGAAAACCAGACACCGCCGAGCGCCGCCGCCGGCAAGCTGATTGACCTGCGTGCTCAGGTCGAAGCCCGCCGCGCCGAAGAGGCCCGCCACCTGGACAAAATCGACGGCAAGAAAACACCACCTGGCGGCCCTGACGATCCCGAATTCGTCCGCGCCTGTTACAACGCCAACGAGTTGGGCGACGGCATCCTGTTTGCGGCCTTGCATCGTGGTCGGTTTGTGTTTGACGCGTCCGCCGGTGAATGGCTGGCCTGGCAAGGGCATCACTGGCAACGCGACACCACCGGCACGGCCTTAACCGCCGTCGAAGCCGTGGCACAGGCTTATTTAAAGGAAGTCCAGGCAATCGCCCGACAGTTGGCGGAAACGACCGACGAAGACGAAGCCGACCGGATGCAGCGGCGACAGGCTCAGGTTATGCGCCGCGTCAATCGGCTACGTTCCCGGCGCGGCCGGGAAAACTGCCTGATATTCGCGGCCACCTGCGGCGAAAGTTCCTTAGTCGTCACCGGCGACCGGCTGGACAACAAGCCGTGGTTGCTGGCCTGTCAAAATGGCGTGGTCGATCTGCGCACCGGCCTACTACGGCCCGGGGATCCCGACGATCTGCTGACCCTGGCCAGTCCATTTCCCTTCCCCGAAGGGGTTGATGATTATCTCGCCACCGGCGAAAACTCCCCCTGTCCAGAATGGGAAAGTTTCATCCCCGAAATCATGACCGACGATCAGGCCCGCGCCGGTTACCTGGGGCGCCTCTTCGGCTACGGCGTCACCGGCGTTGTCCGAGAACACGTTTTCGCGGTTCTCTACGGCTTCGGCCGCAACGGCAAAGGCACCTTGATTGAAACCCTCGGCGCCGTCCTGGGTCCGCTGGCGGCGCCGGTTCCGGCTGAACTGCTGCTGGATCAGGGGCGAGCGAGCAACCCGGCGGGGCCGTCGCCGCACCTGATGGCGTTGCGTGGTCTGCGCGTGGCCTTTTGCAGCGAAACGGACCAGGGGCGGCGCTTCTCGGCATCCCGCGTGAAATGGTTGTCCGGCGGCGACACCCTCACCGGGAGGAGTCCGCACGACCGGCAGCCCTCTACGTGGGCGCCGTCGCACCTGCTATGCCTGGCGACCAACCACAAGCCCCGGGCAGATGCGCAAGACTTCGCTTTCTGGTCCCGGCTGCACATGGTCGAGTTTTCCCTTTCCTACGTCGAACGGCCGATAGCCGAGCACGAAAGGAAGATCGACAAGGGCCTGCCCGAACGGCTCATGAAGGAAGGGCCCGGCATCCTGGCATGGCTGGTGCGTGGTTGCCTGGAATGGCAGAAACAGGGATTGAACCCGCCGCCGTCCGTCCTGTCGGCGACGGCTGAATATCGACAATCCGAAGATGACCTTTTCGCCTGGATCGAGGAACGATGCATCGAAGCGGCGGATGCTACCGTTACCGCCAAGAACGCTTATGTGTCGTTTAAGGAATGGTGGATAGCGAATATTTCCGACAAGGCACCGAGTCAAAAACGATTCGGCGATTCGATGGCGCGGCGCGGCTACCAGAAGGACCGAGGCGCCGCCGGGGGTGCCGTCCGGTATATCGGCCTTGAATTGCGCCATATTCTTGAATGATCCGAAGGATAAGCGAACCTTTCAAAAGCGATCATTCAAATTCTAAGACCTTGTTATTATTATCTTTATTTATTACTTTGAACCTTTGAAGGATAAATCTTAGTAAAGTTAATAAAGGATAGGGAATGTATATAGAGAGTTTGTGTATTTTGAAGGATATCCTTCAAGACAAAAATTGTCACTCTTCGCCCGTTCGCCTTCGTCGGGCCGAATGATTCTTGACCGGATTAAACGAGGGGGGCGCGGTTTATGAACTTGCTTGACCTGGCACAAAAACACGTCACTCTTCGCCGCGTTTCGAGCAACAAAGGCGGCGAATGGCACGGCCCCTGCCCGTCCTGCGGCACCTCGCAAGCGGACCCGTCGAAGTCAGATAGATTCGTGGTATGGCCGGAAAGCGGCGGCTGGATGTGTCGGAACTGCGGCGCCGGGGATGCTATCGAGTTTTTACGCAAGTTCGAGCACCTGACCTGCCCCGAAGCCCATGAAGCCCTCGGCAAAGCCTGTGATTCAACCACCTGCCCCGTTCGCGACAAGTGCCGAATGGCCCGGGACCGTGTACGCACCGCCGCCCATGTGCCCGACCTGACCCCGCCGACGATCAGGCGCCCCACCGTCACCAGCTGGCAGGCCGCCGAAGCCACCGGCCCGGCGAGCACCTGGAGAGACAAGGCCGCCGTCATGGTCGAATGGTGTCACCGGCAACTTCTCGGAAATCGCGAACAGCTGGATTACCTGGCAAGCCGTGGCCTTCCCACCGATGCGGTCAAGCGGTTTCGCCTCGGCTGGAACCCCGCCGACCTTTACCGGGCGCGATCCGCTTGGGGATTGCCGGAAGAGATCAGCACAAAAACCGGCAAGCCGAAAAAGCTATGGATCCCCCAGGGTGTTGTTATCCCCTATTTCGATGCAATCGGCGTGCATCGTGTCCAAATCAGACAACCCGAAGGCGAACCCCGTTATTACTGGTTGCCCGGCTCAGGGGATGACGTGCTGATAATCGGCGACAAGACGGCCGCCTGTGTCGTTGTGGAATCGGCCCTGGATGCGCTGTTGGTTGCCTGGCAAGCTGGCGACGTGGCCGCCGCGTTGCCCCTCGGCACCTGCGCCGCGCGTCCTAAACAGACCGCCGCCGCGATCCTGCGGCAGTCCTTGTGCATCCTCGTTGCTCTGGATTTCGAGCCGAGAGAAAATCCGAAAACCGGCAAGATCGACAACCCCGGCGGACAAGCGGCGCAATGGTGGACGGCGACCTTTCCCCAGGCGACCCGCTGGCCAGTCCCAAGCGGCAAGGATCCGGGAGAATATCACCAGACCGGCGGCGACGTTCGCGCCTGGATCATCGCCGGACTTTCCCCCGGCCTGCGGCCGAAAGCATCACCGCCCACAACGGCAGCGGCGGAACCATCGCCACCGGCCCCGGCCGCCGAAACGATCCGCGGCGGCCAAGTCTTTGAAGTTCAAACCAGCGGCGGCCGCGCCTATCTGCTGGCGGAAAATGCCCTGGACGTGCCCGGGCTGCTCGAAACCTTCCCCGGTAAAGCCGTGATTTCATCGCGGGAGTTGAAAAAGCTGGCAGGCGCAACCCCCGAAGAAGCCGAAGCCGTTTTGATGATAAAAGAAATTTTCCCCGGCGCCGTCGTTC